AACTTGCTTTCCCAATAAAGCACTTCTAAGTCCAGTACTAAGATAAAAAGACATAACTATTCTCCTTTAATAAATAAGTGAACTTATGTATCTTCCATCTTTAAAATAACTTGCCCCACTTAAAGGTGGATTAAATTTAACTGTTTTAATATTAGTATTCTTAAACATCCCATTACTTCCCGCAAGACATATACCTTTTTCACTTGTAAAACAAATCAAGCCTTCTCCTATTCCCTCATCACCAACATACTCTCCTTGAATTAATATATCAGTACCCTCCACGGCGGGATAGGATGTCTTAACTTCCCTTATAAAATCTTTCGAAGAACTCCCACGGAGGAAATAAATTTGATCATTATCACTTACCCATAAACCGTCAGATACTGATTTAACCATTCTAATTCTTGATGTAAACACAGTAAAGTCTCTTGCTACATCAAATTCAGCATAAGAAAAGGGTCTACTTTCCCAAAGGAAATTATTTTCTGCCATAAACATCCTACCATGATGAAGACAAATAAGATGCCCCTTTGGCGGATTACTAAAGACTTTATCAGTAACTGGTCCAACATGATCCTGTTTATTCCACTGTGAATAAATTCTATTTTCTATTATTCCTCTATTAGTGCCATTGGCAAAGTAGACCCTGTTTCCAACTTTTTGATAGCTCATCCTCCCTGACCCAGTTAAATAACCTAATACTGTCTTATTGTATAACGTATCAAGAATTGTTAACGCATTCCCAGTAGCATTGGGCGGCGAAGCAACTTTTTCAACACAGATAAAATAATCCAATATTGCGAAAAGACTATGGAAATTTCCACTTAATACCCTACTCGCCCCTTTTCTTCTTTGAATCTTCCCTTTATTATCCACATTCACATTAACGGATTTAGATAAATAAGTCAAACCAACGTCCTTATCATAAGGAAGTTCAACTGGTTTATCTACATTATTTAATCCCTGTGTCTTATCAAAAATAAGTACTTTCAATTATTCATCCTACTTGTTATAAGATTAATGCGATTTCTTACTTTCCATCTCCTTAAATCTCCCACCGCTTCTTTATATATTCCCCTATTAGCCAGTGTATTAATTTTTTGATTTTCTTCAATTCCATCTTCAATTATATTAAAGGCTAATTCTGCAGCTTTATGTACAATTAATTTATAGTGCAATGCCTCGGGAATGAAAGATGGAATATCTGTTTTACTATCCAGTAACGTAGGAGTTTTATAATACAGGAGAGTCAAGGTAGTTACTACATCTGGAATATTCTGATACCAAAGTATATTACCTTTCAAAGCAACTACCTCGACATCTCCCGCATTAGTAAGCGTATTATAGACTGATAGGAGGCCTCTCAGTCCACCTTCCTGAAGAGGAATTTCACCACTGGCTGTCCCCACATACAGCAGTTCTCCCCCAAATTCAGTAGGCATATTAACATACGCTTGACTAAGGACTGTATCGACACTTCCAAGCGTTAAAAGATCGGGAAGAGGTTCTTCATCAGCTATTTGCCGGCAAGCTTCATTAATAAAAAAATCCACTCTATCAGCAATATCCTTTGAAGTGTCCTGAACCTTTATAATAAACTCATCTCTTAATTCTTGAAATGTCACATTAACCTCCTTATGCCGCACTACCAGGAAGATCACTAATCATAAACCAACATCTAAATGTTCCGCTAACTGGCGCCGATGTTCCAGGTGTAGCATAAATAACTGGAACAGTAGAATCAGCTCCAACAATCGGATTAGAAAGTTGTCCATTACCCCAAAGTATAACTGAAGTACCCGATAGTGCTGGATAATAGCCAGGAGTTCCCGCCGTAATATCTTCCACAGGAATATACTCATCAGAATTTATTACGGACAATGTTGCAGATTCCGCGGAAGTATCCAGTGGAATCGTTCCAATTCCTATTTTGAGGAAAGGAGTTGTCAGAACAAGTGGCGTAATAACCTGACATACTGCAGCGTGGACATAAGTATATAATCCAACTCTTGGAAAGGAAAACAAAACAGTTAGATTAAGCCCAACATCAGCAATGTCAACAACCTTAGACACTATCCAGTACGGATTAGGAAGTACAATAGTGTTTTGATCTGTTCTTCTTCGATCTTTAAAAGCCATAATAATATCTCCTTATGAACGTGAACCTACCTGAGTAAAACTCTAAAACCATCCGCTACTATTTACTCCTTTAATAAATTACCCTATAGTCAACAAATACGTAAAAGACACCCGCTGTTGGAGTTCCACTAAGTGTCGCTGTTACTACTCCAGCTCCGCCAGAAAAATATTTACCTTGTGAACCAGGCGCAGTTGCAATTACTCCATCTTTCATATTCTTCATTCCAGCTGTTCCAGGAGCAACAACAGAACTAATCATAAAACCATCAGTAACTGCTGTAGTTCCATTACCTGAATAACCGATGGTAAGTGATGGAGTACCACCAGAAAGATGTGTAGTGATAAGTACTCGTAATCCAGTGACAAAAGCATACTTAGGAACCCGAATTAAATCAGCAGTAAGGTTAGTAAAAGACGTACTAACCATTACTGGGCGACTTTTAGCAAACCTTATAACATCACTAAAAGCATGAGAAAACCAAGCTTTTGACATATCAACTCTCCTTTATTACAACGCTGTGGCATATGAAGCGCCAACAATAACACCAAAGTCCACACTATCAAAGACTACCTTTTTAATACCAAGAATCCCGCCACCCCTAATCATAATATAACGTTTAGCATCCTTTTCATAAGGAACGAATATCATAGTAGTGGACTTACTTTCACCAGCGCCACCCCAGGCACATATAGCGGCCTGTGCACCAAGCAAAACATTCCGATAGACATTAGTAGTATTAGCTTTAATGCGTTCGGATTTACTAATCAGCATTCCATTGTACTCAATCTCTACTTGTGGAAGCTGAAGTTTACCGGCACTCCTCATAAGATCACCCCACTGCCCTACGTTCGTATTCTGGCGTAGTGCATCAAAGACATAATTATGAAGAATAACACGATAATAATTCTTTCCACCAAGATTCAGTGGACGAACCTTATAATTATACTGGCCAATTGGAATCTCCGCTCTTTGCTTCATTCTATCCAGCATAGTCAAATCCATATAATCTCCAGCTGTTTGACTTGCTTCTGCCACATCATTGGCAAGAATTAGATGATTAACGTCCGGTGCTGTAGGATTCTGAGCAAATACTTTATTTGCAACTCTATACGTTGTAATACCACATAGATGATTAAACAACATATCAGAAAGTTTATCCGCCCACCAATCTTGAAGAGCATTCTTCCCCTCCACAACCAGATCATAAGGAACTCTCTGTTGTTCCATCTTTCCGCCAGTATCAACTGCATGATTTAATTCTTCAATCGTAAGATTGAAATTCCTAAACTGCAGTTTTTCTTCATTACCCTCTACTGTATCATTTCCAACAATACCTTCGCCAACCAACGGAAGACGAATATCAGTTTTAATAACATCTCCCTCGCCTTTACCAAGATCATTTTTAACCTGGATAATAGCATTACTATCCGTTCCCATCAAGTCATTAAATTCTACGGCTTTTAAAATGACATGATAGAGTTCTTTCGACCACTTTTTTCTGGTCGCCTCATCATTAGTTAAGAATTGTGTTTTCGGTGTAGCCATTTATAAATCTCCTTAATCAAGTTCGTTACGTAAATATTTTGTATAAATATCCTTCGGCACATTGTCCAGTTCTTTTTCATCTAAGGCATCAATGCGGGCGGCAGTCCATCCAGTCATCCCTTTGTCACTACCTCCAAGTGTATCATTGATGGAAGGCGGAACTTTAGGAATATCCTTTTTCTTATCTTTACCCCCTTTTTCACCATTCTTACCTTTATCATCAGTATTGCTTTTTACATATTTAGGATGATGTGCTTTCACCTGTTCATATATAAAAGCATACGGATTAGGTAATTTCCAAATGTCTGATTCAATTTCCTTAACAATATCATCAATATTTCCACCTTGTTTTGCCTGAACAGCATTTGCTAAGGCATCAACCAGATCACCGAAATTTGCAGCAGAACAAACTTCTTTTACATCCTCGTACTTTGGGTTAACTTCCATTACAGCAATTAAATTATCTAATTGCATACTTCTCATCTGATGAAGCATCTCAACATTCGGGTCAGCCTTGTCTTCACCAAGAATGTCAGCTTCCTTCATCCGTTTAATAAGATCATTATATTTATCTTCTTGTACTTGAAGAGCTCGTCTTTGCTCCCGAGTGATTTGACGTAATTCACTTAGTTCATCGGGCGTTTGCCTCGCATCTTCAATCTTTTTAAGTTCTTCTTCACTCTTCTTAGCAGCATTTTCTTCTTCCAATTTTTTAGCATCATTAAGAGCCTTTTGCTCATTCTCATTCTCATTAGGAGTCTTCTTATCATCATGTTCAAGAGCATGTTTAAGTTCATCCTTTTCATCCTTTTCATCATCAATCTTGTCCTTTGCAATCTCCGCTGCCTGAGATTCTTCTGCCGTTATAGTCATTTTTCGCCTCCTTGTTTAGGTGTGGGTTTTGTCTTACCAATTCCTTCTGTCTTTGTGGCTATTTCCATAGCCAATCTTTCATCTTCCCTTTTCATCATCATCTCTTGATATTGTTTAATCTTGACTTGAACCGAGATAGGCAAATCACCATACTCCATA